CGGTAAAACCACCGTCAAACAGCGAACTGTTTTTGTTGGTGTCTATACGCAGCATCAATATGTCTGAGCGCGAACCGCTTGCAGCGTTTCCGAATAATGTTTTCCATCGCACATTGCCGGACCCAACCGTTCCAGCATCAAGCGACAAATCCATTGCAACAATGTCGCTAACGCCAGTTGTGATGGTGAGATTGTCTGAACCATTTGTGTGCGTGATTGTTGGCTTACCAGTTCCCCACGCTCCAAAGGTCACACCTGATACACCAACGTTTACTGTTGATGGCAGGTTGAAAGTCTCACCACCCTTGAACAGAAAGCGGGTGTTCGCCACCAATCGCCCAGACCCTAGCGCGGTTGCAATATCACTAGTCGTTACCTGCGTTCCTGCTGGTGCGCCTGTGAACACACCAGATGAACTGACGATGTAGGTTGTGCCAGATCGTGCCGCTGCGTTGACCGTAATGGTTGTGCTGGTGGTCGTGCCGTAGCTGAGAGAGCCGCCGCTGGACACTGTGACAGGCGTCACCCTGTGGGTGTAAGTTCCTGCGGTTTCGTAAACGTGAGCAGCAACACCACCACGCGCACGGTTCTTGCTGTTGTCGCCAACGCCTGTGCCGTATGTCCACGCAGTCTCTGTATCTCCAAAGTTGTGCAGGTACAGAATGTCGTGGAAGTTATCAACCCCGAGGCTGTTGGTTGTGGCTGTAGCGTCAAAGAATACCGCCATTGGTGCGACACCAGTGGTGCGCGATGCGATGCCAGTGGTCGCCGTTGTGATGCCGCCTGTGCCTGTAACCGTGCCGCCTGATAGGGCTGTAGCCATAACGGTTGCAAGGTCAGATGCAGCCGTAACCGTAGCAGTCCCGCTGCTGTCTGCAATCGTGCAGTTCACCGGGGTGCTGATGGTCAGGGTGAATGCCACCGTCGAATCGTTGTCGTTGATCGTGCCCGTGCCGGACGCGCCGCCGATGGTCAGGGTGTAAGTCTCGGTGGATTCTTCCAGCACATCATCGTTTGTCGGGATGGTCACGGTGAACGAAGTAACGCCAGTCGGGACGCTGATATTCCCGCCGCTGATCGTCACGTCATTGCTGAACATGCCGCCGGTCAAAGTCGAGGTGTAGTCCGTGCCGCCACCCGTTGCCGTGCCGCCGCCGATGCTGATGGCGTAAGTCTGCGCGGCCTGCGCTGTGCCTGTAACCATTACCGTGTGGACAATCGATGTGCCCTCAGTAGCCGATGCGCTGGACACTGTTGTGACTGTTGGGGCGCTTTCGTCGTCGCTGATCGTGCCCGTGTTGGTCATGTTGCCAACGCGGATGGTGTAAGTCTCAGTGCCTTCGTAGATCGTGTCCTGCGATGTGGGCACGGTCACGGTGAAGCCACTCACGGCAATGGGCACACTCAATACGCCCAAGGACAAAGTGACGCCATTGCTGAATGTCGGTGTGGCTGTGTAGTCAGATGGCGTTGAAGCGGTGACGCTTGTCAGACTGCACTGGTACAGGCCGGGAGTGCCGACCACAGACGATGCCAGCGTGACGGTATGCACAAGGCTTGTGCCCTCGGTCTGCGTGGCAGTGGTCAGGCCAGTGACAGCGGGGCCGACTTGACTAAAGCCAAGGCGCATCAAAAGTTTGAATAAGAGTCTCATACGACTATTGCGGCTCCACGGTCATCGCTGATGGTGCAATTCACTGGGCTGAATATGACAAGCTGAAACGCAATGGGGGCAGCATCGCTACCGCCTATGAGCAGTTTCAGAAGCAATCTCACAGGTAGGCCCACTCGTTAGCGCCGACTCTCATGATGCCGGACACAAGATACTGCGCTGCTGTTGGTGCTGTTCCACGAAGCGTCACACCAGAGCCTGCTGCGAATGTCACAGCGCCCGTGCCGCCTTGGTAAGCTGCAATGGTTGTAATGTCACTGAAACCCATCAGAGTATCTGTCTGGATCGTCAGAGCAACGGTTGACTCTTGCACATCGATGTTTTCCGAGTACGCTTGAAAGCCAACGTTCGCAGCGATCAGAGTGGTCTTGATGGCAGCAGTTACGTCCTGGCGCTGTCCAGTTGTCCAAAGACGCAGGACACCCGTTAAGGGTTGCTCATTGTAGTTTGACAAACCACGGTATTCAATTACTGGCATGGCGAATCCTCAAAGTAATGTCGCAACAATCAAGGCGACTTGTTCATCTTCTTGCGCTTGCCGCATCTCTGCGATCAACTCTGTGTAAATCTCCTGGTATGCCTGCTTGTAAGCAAACCCCAATTCATCCATGACGCGCTGCATTTCTGCTTGCGTGTCTTTTTGCTCTACGACTGCAACCGCTTGAACTTCGATAACCTGTGCAATCTCAGGCTCTAGTTCTTCCAGCTTGTGCTGAGTGGGTGGGCTTAACAGTCGATGCCAGTAGCTGCTCTTGTCGTCTTTCAGCTTGCCGGGGCCACCACCAAGAAGTACAACGCTGTTATCAACTTCGACTGGCGGCTCTACTATCTCTGCTGTGTCTAACAGTGAGCGGAGTAGAAGAAGCATTTAGGTTGTCCGCGAGAGTTTGACCTTCACCTGACCCGCAGCTACCGCAGTTGTGTCTGTGTGTACTGCGTTACCAGTGATTGCAATGCCAAGGCCCAAAGCAAAGCGAAATGCGATAAAACCAATGTTCGGATTGGCAACGCCTGGGACACCAGAAACCGCAGCAGGGACTGGGATAATCATTTCAGGCACATCAGTGCCGACTGTAGGAGCCGTGGCTTTGTTGTACAGCTTGATGTATGCAGGTGTAGCGCCTTCGTTGGTAGCCCAAAAGGATTGCAATCCGCTTGTGCCTGTGATAACCAGTGCGCCGTTTGTTGTGGCTGCGCTGTTCAGGAAATAAGGCGTTGTCGGCGCTGGAGGTGTAACCGTTGAAGTTACCGTTCCTGATACTGGTTGCGTTCCGCTGATCTGAGCGCCGGGAATTGGCTCGGTAGCGTAGGTTCCCGGAATCATCGTCCACACCTGTGTGCCAGAAGTCCACGCAGTAGAGCGAACCCTAAAGTATTTCAGCGCATTTACAGACAGTTCCCATGCGTAGGTAGGCGCAGCAGATAGGTTGCCTGTCGCTGTTTCAATCGTGTTCGCACTCGACCTGATAGCCTGAACCAAGAACCAATTACCGTTAGTCCCGTTAGTCGAGTTCAGCGAACCCTCAAAGGTGACGTTTACTGTGCTGAACGTGCCAGTGCAGTGAATCATCAGGTTGGAGAACCGCTCCACGTTGGTGGGGACAGTCTGCCCGTTTCCTGTGATGTTCCCTGTTACCGCTGTATAGCTGGCAGGCTTAGAAGCTACCTTCAACCGACCTTCTTCGTCAAGGTTGAGAATCGTCATGTCACCGTCAGCAGCAGGACTTGAGTCTGTGTCTCTACGACGCGCAAGCATTAGCTGACCAGCACTGCCGGGGGTGTATGCGGCGTTTGAATTTCCTACAGTTCCCGCCAAAGTCGTGAGCAGGGTTTGCAATGCTGCAATGGTTGTCTCAGTCGCCGCGCCTGTAGGCAGTGGGAGTGCAGAAGCAGATACAGGAACAGTTCCCGCAATGCTGACAGTCTCCAACGCCGCAAGGCTGGCTGCGCTAAGGTCTACAGGCACAGCACTAGCGCGTAATTGTGCGTCTGTTACCGGGCCAGATACAGGCTGCGTGGCCTGATAGAACGTGCCAGATACAGGAAGCGCACCAGATACAGGAACGCTTGCACCATTGCCGCCAAGGTCTAGCTTGACTACTTGGTACTTAACACCCCCAACGTCATCAGCAGCAGCAATGTCGCCACCTACTCCGGGGTTCATTTGGACGTTATCAGCCATTAGCCTTCAACCTTCTCACCAACGAATGAACCGTCAGCCTGTTTGATGATCCGCACACTCGACTGCTTTGGTCTTGACACTTCAGAGAGCATCGCCTGAGTCGTTGCGCTGTCGTTTGCCATCTGCACAAGAATCGCCTGCTGACCTTCAGCGAGGACTGCTACTGCGTTCCCCGTGTTGTTCACAGACTCTGCCAGCGTTCCCATGAATTCCTGCATCATTGGCGCAAGCGTCTGTGCAATGCTGCCTTGCGAGTCAACAATCACAGTCGGTGATGCTTGTGGTGCTTGCTGCACAGGTTGTTGTACTTGTTGTTGTACAGGTTGTTCTTCTTGCGCTTCTTCAATCTCATCGAGCATGTCGCGCTTCTGAATCTGCAATTTCAAACTCATGTTCTCTGACTGCGCCTGTTGCATCTTGAGTACGGCAGCGTTCTTTTCCTGCTCTGCCTTGTCAATCTCGGGTTGCATCTGTTGAATCACACCGTCAAGCTGTTGCAACTGTTGCTGCATCTGATCCATTGCTTGTTGGACTTGTGGAGGTACAGCCTCTGGCGCTTTGTCCTTGTCAATCATCTGCTGCACGTTTGGCAATAGAGTCAACTTAAGACGGTCGGACATTTCCTCTGCGCCGGGCCAATCCATGTTCTTGACCAACAGGTCACCGATAACCTGCCACAACTGTGGGTTCGCTTGAGTCATGGCGGTCATTGCATCTACAGCCTCAACCCTGCGAGTCGTGAAACTTGGGCCAGTGGTTGTGTAAACGTCGTATGTGCCGATGTTTGGATTGAATATCCGCGCAATCTCGCCCTGTTCGTCGCGGTATTCCGTCATTGCCTCTTGGCTTTCAGGGTCAATCGTGACGTTAGCCTGCGAGTCATCTTCACCAAGGATCAGAGCAATGCGCTTGGTGTCATAGATGCGAGGAATCATGTCAAGGATGATTCGCCCGATGTGACGAACGCCACGAGCCAGGTTGTCAACGTAGTGATAGGTCGCTGTGTCGCCCTCACGCTGACGCGCCATGATTGCTTTGCCGCTTGTCTCGTTCGACTTCTGGCCTAGCGATGCGTCATATTGGCCTGTCTCAGCCTTCATGTCGTCATTCGCACCAATTGCGATCTGATTCAGTCCTGTCTCTACAGTCGCAGGAGCAACACGCGCAGGAGCAGGTATAGGATTGCCGTTGTCGTCCAAATGGTTGTACGGCAAGAACGCATGATTGGCTGTATTAGCCGATTGCCACTGCTTCTCATAGCCTTCAATCGCTTCAGCAGGAGCCACGAACGGTGTCTTAGGCGACTGCAACACGCGCTCAACAATGGCAGATTGCGCCACGTTGTACATGCGCTGCGAGTCTTTGGCATTGCGAACGATGCCGGAGATGTACGACTTTCCGTCCACTTCCCAATCGTTGCCGACAATACGCGCAACGGGGATATATGAGCATGGGAACTCGCGTTCCTCTAGCACTTCCTGCCCGTTCATCTTGCGCCAGATAACTGTCTGCTTCTTGGATTTGCGGCTCTTGATTGGTTTCTCGCCAGCGAACACGCCAGCAGGCAGCTTGTCGCCATCGTAGCCAGTTGCACCGCTCTGCCACATGAGCAGAGTCGCATCCTTCATCACGACTTCAAAGTATTCGACAACGCGCACCTGTTTGTCGCCAGAGAACCAGCCTTCATCCTTGCTGAATGACCAGTCGATTGGCTGTGCTTTGGGATACTGCTCTTTAAACTCTGCTTCCTTCATGTTTTCTTCAATGAAGAAGAAGCGGCGATCAGCGCCAGCAGGGTCTTGAATATCAGGGTCGTCGTAGCACTTGAACGGGTCTTTGACGCGCCCAATGAATATGTCCTGATCGAACGAGTCAGGGCGAATGTAGTCAGTCAGTACGCGAATGTAGCCAAGACCGTGAACAACTTGGTGTTCTGATGCTGTGTCATAGGCAATGTCAGCGTCAGAGTTCGCCTCTATGTGCTTGACCAAGCCCATGAGAATGTCTGCAACCTCTGGATCTGCGTTGTCGTCAGCAGGGCGAAAGCGAATGGATGGGCGATTCTGCCGAATGTCGTTGGTGACCTGGCGAATGTGTTGAGGCATCTTGTTGATGGTCAACATTGGACGACCTTTACGCGCTACTTGGTCTGCTTTTTCCCATTGCCAAGGGTCGTCAGGGCTGGCAGCAGCGAAGCGAATGTCCTCACGCGCCTTCTCACGATTGTGAGAGGAACGCTCTAGCGCTTGCGCGAATCGCTCCTTCGCAGTCGTAAGAATGTCGTCTTTGGTCATGCCATCCAGCTTTCAGATTCGGGAATTGTTTTAAGTTCGACACGCTTGCGTACATTCGCTGCGCGTCTTGCGCCTTCAAGTGCGTACCTGAGAGCGTCAACAACGTGGTTGTCTTTGTCTGCCAACTTGGGCAGCACTTCGCTTGTCAACTTGTCAACTTCAAAGCTGTACAGCGTCAGTTCGTCAATCAAGTGCTTGCATCGAGGGTGAACCACAATGTCAAACGACTTCAAGAACTCCACGCCTTCTTCCACAGACTTCGCGCCTTTGATGGCACTGGTGATCTTTGGAAAGCCGTTCTTCTGTAAGTGGCTAATCGTTTCGGGTCTAGCTGAGTCAGCCACCATAGGCCACTTCTCAGCGTCTGGAAGGCTCATAAACAGCGCAGGCGTGTCCACAATCTCGCAACCTACCCTGTAGGCTTCGTATGGGATATACAGCTTCCTGCCTACGATGTATGCCTGAACCAGCACAGTCGGGTCAACGCTAAAGCCCCAATCCGCACCTTGGCGAATCGTTGCTGTTGGGTCAACGTCGAATTCCTCGACTGTCCAGTTCTTGAATACTCGCGCTTCGCTGTTCCTGCGGTACTTGCCAAGCCACACATGCGCGTATTTGTCAGGGTCGCGCCGCTTGTCAAACTCCATTTCCTCCCTGAGTTCTTCAGGAAGCCAAGGGTTGTCCATGTAGTTGGCTTCGACAACAATCGCACCTTTTGGCAACTCAGGGCCACGCAATAGCTTGTCAATCGGATCAGTCGCCAGATCTGGGTTCCATGCAAACCACAGTTCCGAACCCGGCTTACGAATCGTTGGCCTAAGCAGCGTCAGGCTCTTATCGCTGGCGTTTTGGGCTTCTTCAAAGAATGCCCTGTCAAATCCGTCAAGCGACTTGATCGACTCTGCCGTGTGATTCTGCATACCCTCAAAGATGGTGACTCCACCGTGCTTTGTCAGGATGCGCCTGTCTTGAACCTCAAAGTAAGCGCCAGCGTTGAAGTGGGTTATCTTGCTTTCGAACAGCTTCTTGACTGAGAACTCCAACGACTTGAGTGTTTCACGCAGACACACAAAGTCATATTTAGCTGTGACGTTTTCCTCTAGCCACAGTTCAGCAAAGAAGTTTGACTTTGCCGAGCCTCGACCACCCCATGCGCCTTTATATCGGGCTGGCTGGAGAAGCGGCTCGAAAACCTCTGCCGTGTCAATTGCCAGAAGGTTTGACAATTCTTCGCTCAATGGCTTGGAACAACAAAGAACCAGTAAGGCTAACGTCCTGCGGCTGTACTGGTTTGCCGTATGCGCGCTCAATGATTGACTGAGCAGCAGCTAGGCGCGTGGCTTCCTTCTCGCCGTTCTGCATGATGTCAACAATGACATTCAATGCGTCGGGTGTCTTTGCTTTGCAGGCAGCGATTAGGTCTAACTCCTCTGGAGTCTTTTTTGGCCTACCACCTGGATTAGCACTCTGACCCGGCTTAAATGCGGTTTTAGGAGCCTTTCGCTTTGTTTCTTGTGTGTTCTGAGACATTACCAAGCCTTTCGGCAACCCTGCGTAGCGGCAGGTCGCATCAATAAAAAAGCCACCCGAAGGTGGCAAAGTGCGGCAACTGCAAAGAAGCGCACAGGGGAGTGATCGTGTTACCAGCCCTCCACCGTCTGCCATTGGAGCGAGGCGGGACGATGGAGGTTTAGTGCTGGCGTATGCACATTACTGATGTGCAATCAGCCTATCCTTTTGCACAGGCTCGGCAGGGAGTGAATGCCGATGTGCTGGCCCGAAGGTCTAGCGGATAGGATTTGGGGTAGGTGCATAGCGTCAACCACTTTGTTAACTAAGTAGTCATGGGGTAACTGATTGCGCTCTGCGAAAACGAAAAAGCCTCCGACTTGGGAGGCTATTTTGGACGCGGTTATCCCGCTGGACTTAGTTATACGCCTGTTTTTGGCATATTGCAAGCGTTTATCACAAAATACCCGCACTCTGTAGTTTTATTGTCAACAGCAGCCTTGCGTCACCCAATATCTGCGCCCTGCTTTCCAATGGAATCCTGACGCTTGACCACACGTTGCGCCCTGTGCATAAGTTCTTGGCGTTGATCTGGAGTGCTGTCCGAAACTCTGGGCACATGGACATGATGATGCAATCCACCGCTTCATGTTGCGACTTGTCCTCGTCTGCCACTTCATCAAGACTTGCCCACTGTCGGTGATTTGAGCGGCATTCCTTGAACATGGGGGATGAGTTAATCCCTGCTGCGTGTTGGTAGCCTCTGGCCCATTGATGCCATTCCTGGAGGATTGAGTCAAGCAGATAGCGAGTTTCGTCTTTCATTAAGCCCCCATGCTAAAAATTGAACTTGCACCAGCCCATGCGCTCTTGGGTGGCTGTACCTTTTCAGGCTTTGGCTTGACTACCTTCTCAGGTTTCAGCCTGTAGTGAGTAACGCCATGCCTGCCCCTTCTGCGCTGTCCCTTTACCTGCACAATGTCGCCCCGTGTGTAGAGGTTCTGGAATGCGGATTGGATCTGTGCTTTGTTTAGCCCTAGCTTTTCGCCTATTTCCTGCTTGTCAGTGATGCCATCGATAAAGCACTGCTTTACCTTGTCCATGTTGGATATGCCATCAGGGATATATCTGCCTTTGTTATCGCGTTTTTTGGTCATT